CAAATCACAGTTAACGAAAACGGCACAGTTTTCTATCGTGAAGCAACAAGAATTATGGAAGACGGCAATCAGATTAGCCAAACTTACCATCGTTCAACTTTATTACCCGCACAAGACCTGACAGGCGTTCCTGCGAATGTTGTTGCAATCTGCAATACAGTCTGGACTGCTGAAATTGTCGGTGCTTATCAAGCGGCTCAAGCTAACCAAGGAGTTTAATCATGACCACTTTTACAACACGCATCACAGCAATGTACACCCTGCAACAACCTGACCCTAACTATGTGGTCAATGCTTTGTGGGAAGTCACAGGCGTAGATGGCACTTACACTGCCTCTATCGGTGGCAATACGCAGTTCAACTCTGCTGACCAAGTGGGTGCAATAACACCTTATGCTGACCTTACTGAAGCAATCGTCATTGGTTGGATTCCTGAGTCTGCTATTGCAAGCGCACAAGCGTGTGTTCAAGGTCAGATTGACTCAATGATTACACCTCCTGTTAGCCCTGCAAATACTGCATTGCCTTGGGGTCAAGCATGAAATTAGAGTTAGACGTTAACGAAGTGCAATTCATTATGAATGTGCTTGGTCAATTACCAACAAGTTCCAACGCATATGTGCTTTGGAAAAAAATAGAAGAACAAGCAATAGCGCAAGTTCCTAAAGAAGCTGAAAATGGATGAGACTCAAGCTAGGCTAAACAGCCATGAACAGGTCTGCACACTCAGATATGAGATGCTGTGCGCCAGAATCAAAAGGTTAGAGAACGTCATCATGGCAGCTAGTGGGGTCATGCTCACAGGGATGGGTGGGATTATCTTTGCGATGATGAAATGAAAGATTGGGCTGTTGCTGTAACTAGCGCAGTCCTTTTTTGTATGACTGTCATCTGGTGTTTTTACATCATCGTTTGGGCTTTGTCGTGAGATGGATAGCAGCACTTGTTCTTGTTCTTGCACTTCACTCTGCGGCTAAAGACCTATGTAGTGTGCGAGAGTTTTACAATATTGCTTTTCGTGTGCATGACCCATCATTGAGGCATCAACAAATGTCAATGTGGCTTACGAACAATGCAAAGTTTTGCTCAACCCAAGACTTGTCAAGCATTTGGAATAACTTAGCGAGTTGGGCTGGTACAGCAGACTCCTCTGAAATTAGAAGCAAGATTATTGAAGGCTACCGCAATGCGGAAATAAGAGAAAAGAAATGAATGATGTACTTGAAATATTACTTTGGTTGGCAGTACCTTTGAATTACATCTATTGGATTTTTATTCACCATGATACCGCCTTTGTATAAATGGTATCCAATGGTGCAACCAGAGGGCTATCCAACTAAAACAGATGTGCTTGAGCGTAGGGCTGAAAAGATGACTGAGGACTACAAGCAAGCGTTAAAGATGAAGAAGATGGATGACAAAATTGATGCTCTTGAGTTTGAGTTGTATGTAAAGAAGGCAGAACGCAATCAACTTAACCTAGAGATTTTTACCAACCGCAAAGTGGACTTATACGCATAATGGTTACAAAAAAACCCCCTGCAAAGGTAGCCCCTGTTAAGCGCAGAACACCTAAACCTAAAGCCGAACAGACTATCAATGTATCTGTTGCTGCCCCTACTGCGCCTTCCAAACCAGAAACCAAGAAAGACGATAGCACCCTTGGTAAAGTCATAGGTTTGATTGAGTGGGTAGATAACCCCTTCAAGCTGTTTACAGTTATCCTGTTGTCGTTCCTAGCGTTTGCTGGCTACTTTGCTTGGGATTCTAGGCAGGTCATCCTACAAGCCATTACGACTCAGGACAAGATGCCTCAACTTGCTAAACAAGAAGCACTCCTTACCCCTGCTCGTAGCCTACTTAAAGACGTAGATGGCGTAGTTTTATTGGTTCACAAAGCTAACCTAGCAACAAACTCACGCACTACTGTCTTGGCTCTTAACATTGATGGCTCAAGAGAGAAGTCAATGGAAGGAACTGTAACTTCTTTGTTTAACGCATCAGCAGATAGAAACAGCGCAATGGTTGCTATGCTGAACGGAGAAGTTCTGTGTGAGGAGTTCAACCCCTCATCTAAGGTGGGAGAGTGGGGTGTTAAGCAAGGTGTTAAGTTCATGTGTAGAGGCTCTATCCCCCCAGATATGGGTAAGTTTGCAGGGTATGTAGCAATTGGGTTTAAGGAAAAGCCAGAGGATATTGCTGCCTTAAAGACTCGGATTAACTTGGCTTCAACTGATATGTCGGAGGAGTAACGTGGCTACTTTTTTACCTGCTTTTGAGCAAATGATGAAGGATGAAGGCGGTTATGTCCTTCACGATGTTGAGGGTGATACTGGTGGGATGACCTACGCAGGTATTGCTCGTAACAAGAATCCTCAATGGGATGGTTGGGCATTGATTGACAGAAAAGACTTTGGTGGTGCTACACCATTGGTTCGTGAGTTCTACAAGCGTGAGTTCTGGGACAAGATGCGAGGGGACGAGATAGCCTCACAGGAGGTCGCCAGTAGCATTTTTAACTTTGGGGTTAACGCTGGTATGTCTATGGCTGTAAAGATTGCTCAAATCGTTGTTAATGCCACTCCTGATGGTGGTATGGGTGCTAAGACTATTGAGTTGTTAAACAATCAGAATGGTGGAGACTTTCGTAAGTCTTATGCTTTAGCCAAGATTGCCAGATACGCTGAGATTTGCAATAAGAACAGAACGCAGTCTAAGTTCTTGTTAGGTTGGGTTAATCGTACATTGTCAGGACTGAAATGAACTTACTTAATATTTCCTCAATCATTGACTCTGTGGGTAAGGTAGCAGGGGACTTAATCACAACTGACAAAGAGAAAATGCAGTTGGAGATTGAGAACAGGAAGCTAGACCAAGCTATCGACATAGCGCAAATTCAAGTTAACAAGGAAGAAGCCAAGAGTTCTAGCTTGTTTGTGTCTGGGTGGCGTCCTGCGGTGGGGTGGATTGGCGCAGCAGCCCTTGCTTATCAGTTCCTGTTATATCCGATACTTGGATGGGCATGGAAGTGGCTACAGGCTATGAGTTACGTCCCTGCAGAAATGTCTCCTCCTCCGCTACTAGATGCTGAACAACTGTGGGTTATGTTGTCTGGAATCTTGGGTATAGCGGGGATGAGAACATTTGAGAAACAAAAGGGTGTAGCGTCTAAGTAGCGTTTGCAAATTCGTACCACAGAACGTAGAAGTCTTTGAGAAATTGAAGACCATTACCTATCTTGACGCACTTACCTAAAGCAACTTGGAACACATCTCCAACTTCTGTTTCTCCGTCTGTGTTACCAATGATGACTAACACAGTAAATTTAGGCACTTGAGCAAAAGCCTTAAGTAGCAATTGCTGACCAGTAGCCATGTTCTCGTTAGGTTTCTTCCATTCTCCGATTAGGAAGTGTCCCTTTCTCTCGCAAATCATGTCTATGTTGCTAGGCAAGAAATGCGTATTTTCGGGAATCAAACCTTGGAAATCACGGAAGTCAGTATGGGTTGCATACTGATTTCTCATAGTGGTGATGGTACTCATTGCTCGTCTGCAAGCCGAAAGACTCTTTGCACAACTTTCCCATCGTAATCAAAAAGGTGCGTCTTCATCAAAATCTTTTGGAGAACGCTTTGTAGGCGACTTAGCTTCTTTTTGGTCTTTAGCTTTTATAGACAAGGACATGAACTTAGCCCCATCTTTGCTTTCTTTTAACCATGCGCTAATCCAAAAATCTACACCCTCTACATTGAGTGAGCCTTTGTAGTGAGGAAACTTCTCATCATCTCTGCGTTCATTCTTAAATAATGCGCCTCTGTTTTCATTATTGTATTCCATGATTAACCTTTCGCTTTCTTAATTGCGCTTCTTACGTTACTTGGCATCAAGCCCCACAAAGCTACCTTTTGGTCAGCCTCTAGGTTTTCTTGTTCCAACCTTACCCAAGCTGCCTTGGGGTCTTTCTCACAAGTAGCAATCAATTCGACTGCTAACTCGTCAAGATACTTTAATATTTCAATAGGTAACTCATCTCGGATGCCTTGTGATGGCGTAATAATTACGGCTTCCTTGATAGGCGCAGAGGAATCCAGAGCGTCATGCTCAACAATCTCCATTGCTGTAACCCATAGGTAGCGTCTTGTGTATGTCTCGACTGCGCCAAGGTTCTGAATGGGATGGCAACCTTTAAGGTTAGCATCTGCCATTGGTGATGTGATGATGATGTTAGTGCCATCGTCTGTGTCTGTGATGGTCAGGCTTGCTATCTCTGTATCGTAGGACACTACGCCACACAAACCGATGTTATAAAAAATCTCGGTAATCGTGGGGATAAAGTCACCAAGTTCAAAGTAGCTGTAGCCAGCAAATTTATTGTGACCAGACTTCTTGAGTGATGCTTCTTGCAAACTCATTCTTGCTGCCATTAACTTCTTGTGTACCATTTTATTTTCCTTTATTTAAATATTCTTCAATCATTGCTTCTTTGTCTTCATCGTATAAATCCTCGAAAGGTACGAAGTGATTTTCTCCACAGCATGAGCCAGATGTTTTAGGCTCAGTACAGTAACAGCAGTAGTCACCATGCGATAAATCTTTGATTGCGTCTTGTCTTGTAATCATTGGATTCTTTCGATAGGCTTTGCTACAAGCCATTTGTCACCCAACTGGCGTACTGACTTCACCCATTGCTTTTGGTAGCTTCTGATGAC